GGTACTTTTTTAGGCTGTTTGGTGTTTCCAGACTTCATTAGCGCCCCCGCTGATTCATTGCGCGGGCCATGTTGCGCCCCATTGAACGCATGTCCATGCCGGTAGGCCCGCCATGCTTCGTCTTCTTGGCCTTGTGCATTTTCTTCTCGTGCTTATCGACTTCCTGATCGGCGATCTTACGCACGGTCTTCGTGTTCATCCGCTTCATGTGATTACTACCTCTAGAGTTCCAAGTTGTGTATTACCCACCAAGTAATTCGGGGTAAGCCCATCATCCGCTCCAAGTCCAACGGGGTTCCAGCCCCACTGAATTTGTCTGCTTCCCATACTAATACTTCCATCCGCCGCAACACCAGATTGCAAATAGGTATTGTCTCGGCGAGGATTCTTGAGCGCCTGTGGGTCTTCCACAGGATACATACCTTGCATGTTCTGCGGGTGGTCGGGGTCCCAGCAAGTCGGGCAGGTCAGGATATTCGTCTTGTGACCACGAATGATGATTTCCCGGAGCTGCTTCAGTTTGTACCGCTGGCCGCATCTATCGCATTCCGCGATAGCTTTGTGCCCCGCAGCAAATTTATTGGCCATGACTTATGTGAACATCTGCCGTGGAACGAGGCGAAGGCTTGCCTTCTCGCGGTCTTCATCCGCCGCAAGCTGCCATGCTTCATCGTACATCTGCTTCAATAGCGGTACGCGCTCCATAGCTTCTGGGATCTTTAACGCAATGTAGTACGCCAGCCCCGCCACCATACAAGGGAGGAAACGGAACGGAATGTCTTGGGTGTTCACACCGTTACCTGCATCCAACATTCGCCGCAGCCGCCAATAAACAAGCTGATAGGTGTCAGAAACGTTCGGTATCGGCCACAACGTGAACTGCGGGTACTGAATCCCTGAAGGCTCCGTAGCCCCACTCTGCCGGTTAATGTAAATCTGAATCGGTCGGCCTTGAACGGACTTGTTCGGTAGAGAAGCGTAGGTCGAGACACTGATACGGGAAATCGCTATGTCCGCCTGCGTCGGCGTACCCGGGTTCGTCCGGATGACGTGTTCAATCAAATCCACAGTATCCACCGGCAGGTCGTAAGTCCCTACTCCTACCGTGAGGTTCTGGACGCCCTGCTCAACGGTCCAGAGATTAATTCCCCTGTTAGCCCAGTCGGCGAACATGAGATTGAGACTACGGCGTGCTGTACGGAAGTCATACCCTGTACGCAACTCTTTACCCGCCCGCTCAAATGCCTCCTCGATAAGCTCGTTGAGGTTCAGGTTGAACGTGGAGGTCGCGGTAGTAGTCATTTCTTACCTTTGTTCCTATGCGGAGCTACCTTCTTGGCAATCGTCTTAGGTTGCGCCACAAACTGCTTACCCGCCGCCTTACCAGCGCGTTTTGCTCGGGTAGTAGCAGCGTACTCGGCTGGTGAGAGAGCCTTTATGGCGCTTTCAGGAAGATACCGTTCTCCCGTTTTGGAAGAAGGCTTCCCGCTTTTCGTGCGCCACTTCTGCTGCGTCCATGCCTTCAAGCTCTTCTGCGGAGCTTTCATCCTCGGTAGCCCCCACCCTTCTCTTTGTAGCGTTTAGCAAGAAGCTGCGCTTTCCTAGCAGACCACTGCCCTGCCGCTGTACCCTGCACTGCGGAATTCTTGATCTGCTCAAACAGCGCCTTACGCATTCCCGGCTTGGTGTAATTACCCGCTGCGTTCACTTTAGACGAGGCTTTTCCACCAGCAGAAAGGAGCGCAACGGGTTCGTTTCCGTCGCGCTTCTTAATCGCGCGGAGCTTTCCTTTTGAGATTGCCCCCATACCGCGCGAAAATCTCACACAAACCGCCCGCGAGTCTTGCCCTTGGTCTCGCAGCCACCGCCACGGACCTTACCGCCACCTTTCATACCGCAAGAACCGCCACCGCGCATCTTCTTCACGGCACCACCACTGCGCATCTTTTTCACAGCCCCGCCCTTACGCATAGGCGCAGGGGCAGCGGCACCGGGCATCCCGATATTCAGAAGGCCCCCACCGCCGGGGTACCCACCGCCACCTCCAGCCATATCGCTTCCGATCTGAACGAGAGGAGCCATGTTGCCCAACCCAGCTCCGCCATAAGACGGACTCTGGGACTGTTCGAACGCGGAGAGGGGGCTCGCGGACACCCCACCATCCATCATCTTTTTGACGCGGCGCTTCATTACTTCCCCCTTGGAGCGCGGGTCTTACCCCTCATCGCGCAACCGTCGATGCCCCCGCCCCCGCTATACTTCTTAGGCTTAATGCTCCCACCGGCTCGGTAGGGAGTGCCCATGCTGCTCGGCGACTTCTTGCCTGCGGAGGGGATCATCCCACCAGCCGCATACTTCTTCATTGGCTTACCAGACTTACCACGAGTCGGCGCACCGGGAGTTGTGTACACATCTCCACCAGCCTTCATGACGGAACGACCCATCGGATTAAGAAAACCCGGACCCGCACCCGAACCCATCGGGCGCGCACGCTTCGGTATACCTTTAGGAGGCATTGGGGTGTCTATATGAAGTCGCGGACCGCGCGGACGCGGCATCTGACCACTCTTCGGACGCGCCGGACGTGGCTTCTGTCGCGGCTTCGGCATCTGCTCACTCTTCGGACGCGCCGGACGTGGCTTCTTATTGGCCTTGCGTGCGCGAGCTTGTTTAATACCTTCCGGGATGTTCTTACCCCCCGCTGACGCACCGCCAATTGCCATATTTTTCGTGTTCTTCATTTCAGCCTCTTCGTGCTTAACCATGGATTTAGGAGCGCCCTTATTTCTCATAAAGGCGAGTTCTCTCTGGATCATGGCCTTCGACTCACCGCCAGCGGCCATCTTCTTGACGCGGCCCCCACGGCGGAGCCCCATAGCCTCAAGCTGTTCTTTACGGGATCCATACCCTCCAAACAGGCCATCTCTTTCCTCGGTGGCCTTCTTCTTCTTATCCTCAGACTCGGTTTCTCCACCTCCTCCATAGCGGCTGACTTTGCCACCATGTTTCATAGCTGGACGGCGTTTTACTACTTCATCAATAGTTGGCTTAAGACCGCGCATGATGCGCTCCCCAGCGGATTGCATTGAACTACCTACTCCGCCGCCTTTCTTCATTCCAATAAGAGACATCGCGTTACGTTTCATGTCTTCCCAAGCCTCTCCCTCGTTTCCTCTCCGCATTCTCGCAAGCTCTTGATACTCAGCGCGTTCCGGCTCAGTCATGTTCCTGCGAGTTTCACGCTCATACCGGCGCAGTGCCGCAGACTTTTTCGATCTCTCAGACTTCACTTCCTCGCCGTTCTTGAACGAAGCCACGCGGCTGTACCGCTTGGTCTGACCCTTTTCGTACATCGCACCCATTACTTTTTCCTCGCTGCTTTGCGGCCTTCGCTCAAAGCAATGGCTACGGCCTGTTTGGGGTTACGGACAATATTTTTGCTCTTACCGCTATGAAGCGCGCCAGCTTTGAATTCACGCATAACGGTCGCGACCTTGGCGGGCTTAGCTTTTATTCCTCCGCCAATGTTCTTCTTCACTACTCCGCCCTCTGCGCAGTTCCAAGCCCGGAGGCTCTTGTTGATACGACTGTTAGGATCTCGCGCGGTCTCCGCGCTAGTGAGCTTCTTTTTCATACCCTTCATACGGGCACAGAAGCTATCTCGGCGAGAGCCGCCCTCGGGTTGAGGACGCTTGAGCCCCGGCTTACCGGGATTGGCTCGGTTATACGCGGCTCGTCCCTTGGCATTTAACCCGCCCTTAGGGTTCTTGCCTTCAGCTCGCTGCCATGCTGGAGTTCTAGCCATCACGCATTCTCTATGTAAACGAGTTCCAACGTAGCTGTTGTATAAAAATTAGTCCCGCTAATAGCGGTAGCTCGAAATTCAATGTCAGTCTTCTCTGGAAGCGCGATGGGGTACTCAAAGTCAAACGGAACAAAGCCGTTGTTCAACGTAACTTCCGCTGCAACCCGCATGACCCCGCCCAGAGGACGGAAGCACAACTGCCCCAACAGCGCTTGAGAGACGTTGTTCGACGCTCCTGACAAAGACGCACGGGAAATGTACGCCGTATATCCAGCAGGAACCGTCCACACCGCCATCAGCGTCTGATTAGCCCCAAGAGGGATTTCAGCGTAAATCGTAGCCGGAACCCCCAGAGTCACGGTTCCAGTCCCAACGTAAATCGTTCCCGCAGCAGTTCCGCCGCTACCAGCAGACGCAACAAACGCCCTAAAGACTCTGAGATACGAATTTGTCGTATTGACTTCGGTCTGGCCGTCGAGAATTACAGTTTCCGTAATCTCGTTGTAGTTGGCATCAAGTCCGTAGACTTGGATAGTTCTAGCGCCGGTACCATCCTCTGCGTCATCGGTGCTAGAACTTGAGACCTTCATCACAGACGCAGCGGCGGGATAAGCGTAAAGCCCCCCTGCACTCCAGATCGTCTCCAACGATCCATTTACGTCAGTGTTCGAACCGTACTTGAACAGGGTCTTGTGGTACGTAATCTGCCCACGAGAAACCTGAAGCTCCCACGGCTCGTACAATCCCATCCTTGTGATTGAAGACTTGATTGCCATTTAACAGCTATCCGTAAAAGAAAGTTACGGAAGTTACGTTTGTCAGAGTAACGTAGGGGTCTTCCTCAAACAGCACCCCCTGCCCCGGAATAAGCACCGTTCGAGGGTTGATTGCAGAAGCGGGCGTATCAATTTTGATAAGCTCCGTGCCCCCAGAACCCCCGCTCTTGAACGACACGCTTCCTGCCGTAGCACTAGGCACATAATAAATTGCTTTGATACGGGCGCGAGGGAGCCCCACCTGAGATGCCCCCGTAGAACTCATATACTTAGCCTTTACGTCTGTTTGCATTGCAGCAAACTCCTATCAGGCGGACACAGGGTTCTGAGCACCGTTGTCAGCACGCTGAACGTAAGAAACGGTGACAATCGCACGCCCCGCCGTCAGAGTCGCGGTACCCACGGCAACACGAATGTAAACGGTCGTATCAGCGGAAGTAGAGGTCTGCCAAGCAAGCTGAGTGGCCGCAGTAGTAGTGCCACGGAAACGCCCACCAGCGGTAGAAGCAATCGCCGCCATAAGCTGCGCCCCACCAGAGGCACTGCCAACAGAAACAGTCATAGATCCGGCGGTAGCTGCGACCACCTGATCGACCGTAATGTCGGTAATCTGCGACCCCTTCGGGAGGTACATAGCCAACGCGTCAACGTTACCAACCTCGGTGCCGGTAAGATCGCCGGTGTCATACGACTGGGCGAGAACAACAAGGCCGGTATTACGGGTTGCGCCCTCACGGACGGTGCCAGAACGGATCGGACCAGAAAAGGTAGAAAAACTCATCGAATTGTCCTCACATGCGAGTTCGGTATATCCATCTGCATGTCGTCAGCCGGGGCGGCTGTGCGGATATACCGGGATACCCCGGTTAAGATACGTATAATCTATCTAGCACAAAAAGAAAAGGGGGCCGAAGCCCCCTCTCTTATCAGGTCGAACCGGGGGATCCAAAGATACCCAGCGGATCGGACACACCGAACGAATAACGCTCGCGGGCCTTATAACGCACGTTGCCGGTATCGAAGTCACCATCCATCGAGGTGGACATCGGGGAACGAACAAAGTGCTTCAGGCCGTTCGGAACGTCGGTCGTCAGGAACCAAGCATTAACGTCGGTCAACCAGTGGTTAACCGTGTAGCCGCCCGGGATCGAACCGTTGTTCTTCAGAGCGTTGATGTCGTTGTCGTTGGTACCAACACGCAGCTCAGTTTCGAGCAGGCGGGTCGCAACGAACTGGAGCGCCGGAGGAATAATCAGCTTCTTCGGCTTCGCAGCGATGAGCAGACCGCGTTCGTCCGTCCAAGCAGCGATCTGAATAACCGCAGCTTCAAGCGAAGTCTCGTTGAGGTCCGCACCCGTCGTAGGACGGTTGCTGTTGGTGCCACCAGAAACCAGCGGGTGATCAGTTGCGCAGAGAACCTTGCCGTCACCGTAGGTGGGGCCGCCCGTGAAGGCGTTGTTCAGGGTATACGCAGCCTTGACCTGCTTGGTGTAAGCCATCGCGCGAGCGAGAGCCTTGGTGTAACGCGAAGACAGAGAATCGTAAAGGTTGTCCTCTACTGCTTCTTCCGTAATCGAGAAGCCCATGGCAATCGTCTCGTGGTTGTAGCGAGCGGTCCACGCTTCCTGCGCATTGTCGTACGCAATAGCGGCACCTTCACTCTTGACCGGAGCGGCGGCAAAGCCAGACAGCTTGGTTTCTTCTTCGAAGGAACGCTCGGAGGTCTCAGTCTCGTAGATCTCCTTGTGCTCCTCGCCATAGCGGTTGTACTCCAGACCAAACAGCGCATTAAGGCCGGGCAGGAGTTCCTTAAGAAGTTGGGAACGTGAAATAGCCATTTTTAATAACTCCTAACCTTAGACGGCGATGCCAGTCGAGTTGTAGTACTGATGCACGCCAAAGTTGAACTTAACCAGAACTTCTGGGTAAGTGTCGTCCGGCGTAATAATGTCAACAACGCGCATCGCCAGCGTAGCGGTGTCCGTGACAGACCCCCAGTTTGCGCCGGTATCCAGCACCGTCTGAGACAGCCCAGTCGTCGCGCTACCAGTGAACGTCTTCAGCGCAGCGTTACCGCCAATCGCGCCACGAGCCCCGTTAGTACGAGAGCCAATAGCCGTATCAGCCTGAATAGAATAGAGCTGATCCGGGTCGTCGTTAACGCGAATCCACACATCGGAGTATCCGGAGGTGATTGCGCCTGAAGGCAGATACTGCGCATACAGCGGCTGCTTGGTATCCGGCGAGACATAACGCACGCCAACGCACACGCCGATCGCGGTATTCGTGGTCGTCGGAGTAGCCGCACGAGGTGTAACCACCCCGTTGGTGTTGATGTACATAACAGCGCCGGTGTAATACGCGGCAGCGACGTTGCTCGGAAGATAAAACTCCCGAATCGTGCCACCGTTGAAGGACTGGCCACCGATCAGATTAATCGGCTTCAGCCCATAAGGGGAAGCTACATTAGCCATTGAAGACTCCTAAAATTATTTAGCTAGACCTTTCCCAAACGTAACCTGCGTCTTCTTGTCTTTGAAGAGCGGCATACGCGGGTCATTCTCACGCATAAAGTTATTATCGACAGCCTGCATTTCTGCTTCAGTCTTGTCCCGATAATACGCAGTACGCTGATTAGCAAATTCTTCCGGCATTTTGCACAAAAGCAGTCCGCCGGTTTCGATACCATCCTTAAACCGACTGTTTGGGTCGGCCATAGTGAACGCCTCAGGATGGTCTGAGGCTTTGACGGGTTCCCAACCTTCTCGAAATTTGGACGAGACGTTGTTTACGTCAGGGGTGCCCATAGTGCTGACACGAACGTAACGGTACGCATACCCCTCTTCGTGGTTGATTTCCGGGAGGATACTCGGCGGAGCCCAGCTTTTTGGACGGGCTGCTGTTTCGCGCGTATCCGCTTCGCGGCTGTTACGGTTTTCAGACATTTGCGTTCCCCATTTCTAGTTTAAGTAGCTCACGGGCGTATTGCTCGGGAGTCAAATTAAGACGTCTAGCCAAACTCACTTGTGAAGCGGTCAACGTCACCTTTTTAGGCCCGGTCGTTCGTCGCGCAGAAGCCACCACTGTCGCGGGTCGCTTTCTGTCCGCCTTGAACTTTTCAGGGAATCTAGACCGTATCTCTTTGTCGATACTGTCATAATATTCGTCTGAGGTCGGGTCTACGCCGTTACCTACCAATTCTTCGTGAAGTCCAAACGCAAAACTCGTCATTACACGATCTTCCCCAAACCATTTATTCCGTTCTTGCCACGAAAGAGCTTTGGGATCGGGCTGGGGGGTCTGCTGGGGTTCAGCCTCAGCTGACCACTGCCCTTGGTCTATATTATGTACAGAGAAATCTGGTGCTTGTAAAGACTCCTGATAATCATATACAGGGGTATAGTTTTCAGCATTCCGAAGATTAATCTTCGCCGCCATGAGTTTTTCTTGGGCATCGGCGACTTTATCGGCGTCTCCAGACTCATAAGCCTCCTTGAATTCACGCTTGGCGAGTTCAAGTTCCCGCGAAAAAGACTGCTTCGCGGTACCAATATAAACCTTCTCACCGTCCCCAAGGGTCTTCTTAAGTGTTTGATTTTCATAGGCAAGTCGCTGCGCAATCTTAACCGCTTCGTCCCTTTCACGGGCAGCGGATTCCTTGGCGCGGCGCTCATCATGCCAAACTTTCTTAAGTTGTTTGGCCTTTTCCTTGGAGAATTCGTCAAGCTCATCTACTTCCAGCTTATCGACGATTTCCTTGGGCATAGGCTTTCGGCCTCGGTCCTCTTCAGGAGTGTCATCTTCAATTTCAATCTCAAGGCTGTCCTCATTTTCGGTTGCGGACAGATCTTTATCTTCTGCGTTTTGTAGCGTACTCATAATTCCAGCTCCTGTTATCGACCGCGTTCAATGCCGCGAGGATCTTCGACCACACCCTCTACGGAGTCGTCATTAATCAATCGGAAAGACCGGCCATGAATATTCAACCGCGTCCCGGTGTGCGGGCGCACAATGATGAAATCCCCTTCCTTGCAGTACGGACCTGTGGGAAACCGTGATTCATCTTTGTAGCAATCCGGCCCCATCTTCACGACAAAAAGCACCGTCGCCAGCAGCTCCTCGTCCTTGATGGTCCTCTCCGCTTTGAGCAGACCGCTGTCAAACTTGGCTTCAATCTCCGGAAGCGCACAAAGGATCCTGTACCCCTTGGGCTCTGGAAGTTGCTTCGCCTTCTGAGCTTCGGTCAAAAGCGGTTCATCTTCGAGGGTTTGTGCCTCTACTACTGCATTCATTAATATTCCTCCATTGTTCTCTTAAGATCTTCTACATAGGTTTTAACACTCAACAATCCATTCATAACTCCACAGATATATCTGTAATCTGCGTAGTCTTTGGCAACCCCTGAAGCCAAATCCTCTTTTACATCTTCATAACGCTCTTTAATTTTCTCTAACATCAAATCCAAAACATCCATTATTCAGTACCTTTGTTTTTATTCGGCGTTTGTGACGCTTGCGCGGGCTGTAGAAGCTGCTGGATCGCTTGTCGTTGTTGTACAATTTCCTGCGCTTCCCTATCTTCCTGCTTCAGCCCCATTTGTATCGCTAACTTGGTGCCTTCAATAAGTTGCTTGATGGACCGGTCTTTGTCCTTATTCTGGGATTCCTCATCAATCCGCCCAGCCTCTAGGACCAACTTCGATTTCTCCATTTCAAGCCGCTGCTTATCCAACTCCAGCGCCGCCATCTCCTTTTGGGCTTTCATATCCAGCTCTTGCTTCCTCAGATTCAGCTCTTCCCTCTGAATGATGTTCAGCGGGTCCTGAGCCTCCTGCTGCTGCTGTTGCTGTTGCGCTTCAGCCTGATTCTTCTGCTGGAGCTGTTTAGCCGCCTCGGCAGTGAGCTTGGAAATCTGGACTTCGATGTCTTCCGGCAACTTCTCGTCTTCCGGAGGCAACGCCGTACCCAACTGTTCCTCGATCTGCTTGCGGTACAGAAATGCCACGTGCTCGGCAACATGCGCCGCACCCGCCGCCATCATGTTCTGCGCGTTGGGGTTCTGCTGCATAATCTGTTGGATCTTGGGGTCTTGTGCCATGGACATGTGTACCGCGATATGCGCTTCGTGATCCTGATACAAGAATGCCTTAACCGGTTTACCCGTAAGAAGCGCCATGTTCTCGGACACAGGATCCATGGGCTTTGCGTCGTCTTCGTTCGGCAGAACCTTGTTCAGGTTCTTCACACCCAACGTCTCCAACATCTGCCGATGCAGCTCCTTCATGTCGTACATCTGCGGGGCCGTTTGGGCCAACTGCATCACCGCCTGATACTGCACAACCTTCTGGGCCATGGTGCTGGAGTTCGGATCTGACACGGGGATAACTTCCACCATGTCGTAGTCCTTCTGCTTGGCCTTGCGCCCACCGGTATCCGGCTCGTAGGCGTACTCTTTAGGCGCAAAATCCCGGATGATCGACGCCAATACCCGAAATTCACGCTTCATCGCGTAATGCACCCGCGCTTGGACGGATGTCATTACCTTCAACGTACGCTCCAGAATCGCCAGCGTGGTCCCAACGGGAGACTGCGAGGACATATCTGCGACTTTGAGGTCTGAAGTGGACGCGAACTTGCGCCCTTCTTCCACGATAGTCCCCAGCAACTGATACAACACCTGCGACGGCTCCTTGTACGGCAGCGTCATGATGTTGTCTTTGATTGTTCCGGACGCTACGTCCACATCTCGGAACTCGCCGGGGGAGATCGGCGTATCATCTCCCTTGATCCGCATGCCCCTTGTCTTGAAGCCCCCGGGGAGGTTGGAGAGGGTGCCTGCATCGACTAGCTGTCGGATCAATGACGTACCGGACTTAGCAAAACTCCCCAACAAATGCACCAGACCAAAGGCATAGAACCCAAAGCCCGGGATGTAGGGGTAATGTACAAAGTGCTCGCGCTTTATTTTCTTCTCGTCTTCAGGAGCCCAGTTGCGATAAATAGAGAGGATAGTCTCAGTGGTTTTCTCTATGGTCACGACATACGGAAGGGCAATCCCCTCCTTCGACTCTTCCTTGGCCTCGGAGTCATCCTCCTCATACTCCGACAGGTCCAAGTTGACGTGCATCTCTAGAATTTTAAATCGATCATCGGAAGTTGCACTGAAGCCCATATTTTCCGCAATCTTCTTCTCAACTTCATCCAGATCACCTTTGCGTGGCTCACCCAGATCAACATCAAGATAGAAGCCCGCAGCCTGAAGTTTGCGAATTTCATTCTTCGATTTCCTCATCACGTGGGTAATGCGTTCCGCCGTCTCAAGGTTAGACGCGCCGTAAGGAACAACTAAGTCCTCGGCAGGCACGTAAAGTGCCGTCGGGCGGTCCAGCGACGGGTCGTAATACACCTTCTTGAAGGCATTCCCGCTGAGACCCAACCCCCACAACAGCCGCTCATGCTCCGGGCGATACTCGGTCATCACCTCGGTCAACTGGAAATTCATGTCGTCTCGGACGTTCTCGGCGGCACGAATCTTCTCAGGACTCTCTTTCCCGATAATCTTCGTCTTGACCGGCCCCATTGCGGGGAACGTCTCCATGATAGTCTCGGCTTGGAACTTAACGAGCGCCTCAGAAAGCAGGGGGTGGAACACGCCACATGCGCCTGCCCATGGCTCCATGCGCTTCTCGATCTTCAACCCCAACAGCTCCATGCCGTCGATATAGGTCTGGAGCCAATCCTTACGGGAGGACAGGTCTCCTTCAAAATCTTCAATCAGGTCAGAGGCAAGAGAAGCCAGCACGGACTCCGGCATGTCTTCCGCCAAATTCTCAAAAAACTCGCTGTCCTTATCTTCATCCTCAATCTTTGGAATTCCCAGAAGTTCATCCATATCAAATTCGATTTCAGATTCCTCCTCAACCTCCTCGTCAGGCAGGGTGCTTCCGTCGTCTACGATTTCTACTTCGATTTCCGGCATCTCGTTTTCGTCAAGCTCAGCCATGGATTCT